AGTTAATATCTCATGTTGTGGATGTCTACCTACGTACCACGCAGGAAATAACTTGGAACATATCACTGACTTGGAAGAACGTGGGGGAAGAAACACCATCAGTCTTTTTATTTCTCCACTTTCAACTTTTTGTAACTTATCAGCTATAACATGTATATGTCTACCCATTATCCAATCAGGTACAAGGGTAGGTGCAAACATAGCTATGAAATGTAAAAAGCTATCTTTAGATTGTATTACTGCTTTTTGAAAGTATAACTCTCTTAGTTTAATTAAGTTTTCGTTTACTTGTAGCATTTGATATTTTACTTGTCCATGAAACAACAGGTGATTTATATTCTCTTGGTTTTACTCTTCGTTCAAAGTATGAAGGTATAAACCAATATGTAATCCCCTTAATTATTTTTATTCCCATTCTGAATCTTCCCAGTCTTCATCATCTTCTATGATAGGTGGTTCAGGTTTAGGTTCAGGTCTAGGAAGTATAGGTTCAACATTTGCTATGTACCATTTAGCTGGACATCCTTTACAAAATGTATTCCATCCTGCCATAGAAAACATATATAATATCCATGATACAAAGAAAACTACAAAGAAATAATAAATAACTTTTATACTATTTCTTATTAATCTTTTCAAGTTTAACGACATTTTCATAGTGTTTTATCTCACGTTCTAGTTCTTCAGGTGATTTAGTTGTAATGTCCTGTTTAATCTCTTGACGTTCAATTAACATACCTAGATGTTTACCTATAAACTCCATTGCTCTATTAGAGTTAGTTAAATCATTTTCTTCCATACCTCTGTCATAAACTTTCATAAACTTTTTTACAACTTCATTAATATTAAGACTTACGTCTTTCATTGCGTCCAGTCTTATTTGATTACATCTTTCTTCAATCTTATCATTCTTTAATAATCGTTTAGCTTCAGCACGAGTCTTTCCATCATTATTTAAATCTTTATAACCTGCTGAACGATACGCACTTAATACGTCACCTGTAGCTGTGTATTCTAAACAGAACTTCTCCTGCATAGCTGATAGTCCACTAGGTAATGTGTTCTTTGCAAAGTTCTGATACTTTTGTTGTGCATTCTCTAGCATCTGTACCTTTTGTCCTTCAGGTAACTTCTTAGCTTTTTTCTCTGTCATCTTAAGTCTCCTCTCTTCAACTCTTCTCATGTACTCACGTCTCATCTCAATTAAGTCTCTACCTGCGTTTACCTTTTTTCTGGTGGCTGCCGTCTCTTTAATTAAGTCTCTAAGACCTGAATCATCTAAATGAGCATACAATAAATGTTTAGGTTGCTTTTTCATTATTGTATTATACACTATAATGTGTTTATAAAAAAGAAAAAAATACTATTGCGAGTTTTAAAAAAGTATGATATACTTATGACTAAGTTTCCAGGGTTAAAGGTATACCTGTAGGGAACACAAATCACATAACACATAACTATATAGACTCTATTGCATCCCTCGTGCATAGTTGTGTACATCTATTTGAGGACTCCCCAATTAAATTTTAAAGAAACTCCCCAACTGTCAAAAGATTGACACCAAAGTCTATTTTCTCAGTAATTTTATGGGGGTACCCTATTTTTTCTCACGCAAGACCACCCTGTTTTTTTTGTCCCCACCACCATCTTTTGTCTGTTGCAAAAATACAACAAGCTAGATGATAATAATTATCAATATCATTCTAATTTAGATAGATGATAATGATTATCAGTATCAGTTTAGGTTGCCTGCTCTTAATTAGTCTAAGTAAATGCAGTTAATGGAATTTTCAAGTTAATAATGATTATTAATATCAATTACTTCCTATTATCAACAGTTTTTTTAAAATCAAGTTATTTATTTTAATTTTTTTTTATTATTTGTTTGACAATCTTTTATTTTTGTAATCTAATTATAATTGATAATACTTTTATATTAACTTTTAAAATAAGGATAATAACAATGATAAAAAATAAATTAGTATTAGATATTAATAATAAAAATATCCAAACTCATATTCCTAAAAATTCAAGGTATGAAAAAAATAGAAATAGTTTTTCAAATAAATATGTTTATAGCTTTCAAACTATGAATAAAAAAACTGGTCATTTTCAAAAAATGACTATTTTGCAAAAAATAAATAAATATTTAAACAAAGTAAATTTATTATTAACACATTATATTAATGAAAGTATTGGTTTAAACACAAAGTAATTAATATAAATATTAATAATAAATTTTTTAAAAATATGGTGGTCGTTATGTAAACCAAAGTTTAAAAAACTTTAAAATTAAAACCTGATTAAATTAATTTTTAGTCAGGTTTTTTTTTTGTTTAAAAATAAAATGATAATGATTATCAATAAAATAAATTAAAATAAATATTTGACAATTAAAAAATAAAAATGTTATGATAAATTAATATTAACTAATAAGGAAAAAACAAAATGAAATATAAATTATATAAAGATAATAAATTATTAAAAACTTTTGATAATAGATTTAAACTTCAAGAATATATTCATAGTATACAAGCATTTTCAGAGGATTATGCTTTAAAATATGGTGGATTTAAGATAAATCCTATATTATTGAAAAAAGATTACAGGGATTAATAAAATGAAAAAAACAATTTTAGATATTAACGATTATTTAAAGAATAAAACTTTTAATTTAGATAATAATTTTATATTAGATAAAAAAACTAATACTAAAATAAATATATTAAATGCCAATAAACGACAATTAATAGATTTAAATAAAACTTATAATTTTTCTAGTTTATTGACCACAAATAGTAGTAAACTAGAAAAGAGTAAAAAAATATTAAATATAAATACTGTTGGTTTATCTCTTGCACCACATACTACAAACAAAATAGATGAATTAAATTTATTTATTGATTTAAACAAATTAATTAATGAACAAAAAAATCAAATAATTACTTTATGTGGCAATTCAAACAAACATTGTAGAATTAATTGTGTATCTTTTGAATGTGGGAATCCAGCATATGAAAAGAATAAAAAAAATGCTATGTATAATAGAAAATTATTTTTTCTTAATGATACACAATTATTTTTATCTAATTTTATCAGACATTTAATTTTATATTCAGATTATTGTATTAATAATAATTTAATTATGTCAGTAAGACCAAATATTTCAAGTGATATTAATTATGAGAATATAAAAGTTATATATCAAAATAAATTAACTACAATGGATAAAATTATATTTGATATTGTCAATAAAACTGATTTAAAAGATTTTAAACCTATACCATACGACTATACAAAAAATTATAATAGAAAACAATCAAGTATATATCATAAAGTTTATTCTTATGGTACTAATGACATAAAAAAATCATTACAAGCTATTAATAATGGTTTATCACTAGCAATCGTTGTTAATGTGGCAAGAAATAAACCTTTACCATTAACAATTAAAATAAAAGATAAGATATTAAAAGTTTTTGACGGAGATACTATTGACTATTTACCACATTGGAAAAGAAATAAACCTAACGCTATATTATTACGCTTTAAATATAGAGCAAAATGGAACAAACAAAAAAGAGAAATTGAATTACAAAAAGCTATAAATGGTGGTTTTGTAAAAGATATAAACACATTATAAGGAAAAATAAAACAATATGAAAAAAATTAAATCAAAACATAATAACTTATTAAATTATTTTATATATGATAATGAAAAATTATCTAAAGAATATGTAAAAAAATGTAAAAAGTATTTAACAAACTTAGAATAAATGCTATTATAATACTTCCTTTATTTGTTAATATTAATATTATTAAATGCCTAATTAATTAATTTTAGTTAGGCATTTTTTTTGTGTAAAAAAAACTAAGAACAAAAGTAGAACAAAGGTAGAACAAAAGTAAAACATTTAATTGTCAATCTTTTAACATAGAACAAAGGTAGAACATAGATTTTATGAATAATAAAATAAATTAATATAAAGAAATAAAATATAAAAAAAATAAAAAAACATTTGACAATTAAAAAAGTCCTGATTACTATGGTATTATAAACAACAAACAAAGAAAGGAAAAATAAAAATGAAAATAAAAAACTTAATAAAATTTGTTTTAAATACTCATAAACAAAATAAACCTTTACCAAAAGACATAGTTGAAATACTAGAAAATGGTAAAGTGTTTAGTGAAAGTAAACAACAATTTATAGATGTAAAAGAATTAGATTTTATACATCTATTAAGAAAGGTAGTAAAATAAAATGATATACAAACATATACAGTTGACTGCTAGTCAACATAAACATTTGAAAACCCTTGTTTACAAAGGACTTCCAATGGAAACTTTTACTTCTAAAAAGTTTAAAGGTTCACCTTTGGAAAAACTTTTGGAAGCAATAGAATAAAAAAAAATAAAAAAACATTTGACAATTAAAATTAGATGTGAAATAAATATATAATAAATGAAAGGAAATTAGCTATGTGTATAACAATGAAATGCAATTACTGTAATTACATTCATAATTACAATAATGAAGCTGAATTTTTTCAAGGTGAAATGTGGGGATTAGCAGATGATTCTGTTATGTGTAATCAATGCTTGGAAAATGAAAAACATTTAACTGAAAAGAAAGGAGTTTGACTATGTCAAATCAACATTTAAAAATGCAAGAAGATTTATATTCTAAAATAGAATATCACCTTGCTAGATTGTATGATGAAGAAACACGCACATTCATCTACAATGGTGAGAGAATCACCAAGTTTAACTTTGAAGAGTTCGCTTCAGATACTGAAGTAATTGATGCACTCTTTGAACAAATCAAAGACAGAGTATGGCATATGTACGAAGTACATTTTGGAGAGTTCCAAATGCTCTCTGAAGAAGCAGAATACTATGATGAATTTGCAGATGAATACTTGTACAATCTTCTGAATGAAGATGTCCAAGAACTCAGAGCAAGTGAGCAACCATAAAAAATACTACTGAATATAATGAAGTAGTATTTATTTATGTAATATTAACAACACGAAAGGAGTATATATGCAACATATATATGATTACATTG